TATTTGTATCAGCAAAGTTATACCCTAAATTTCTAAATTCTTTTAAATAGTCATTTCTAGCTCTTATAAGTACCTGTGTCTCGTGATATAACGGTGCATTAACTCTTATACTGTCATTGCTCTCTGGGGATATATAAGGGAAAACACTGGTTACTGAAGTTATAGAACCGAAGTCAAATTTAATATCGGATAAAGAGTAAGTTACTGTAGCTAATTCTATATATTGAAGTGTTAATACATCAGAAGGAGAATATTTATAGTTACCTTCTTGTATATATGAAACATCAACAGCTCCCAAAGGGTTGGACAGGGCTACGTACATATCGTTAAATAAATCTTTAAGATTACTACTAAGAGGAACTATAGTCCCATTTAACAGTATTCTTACATAATCACTTACATTTTCAGAAATAAATCTGAAAACTTTTAACTTATCAGTATCTACCATTAAGTCTTCTGTTTTTAAACTACCTATATAAACTTTAATAGTAGAAGCAACATTTTTATTTAACTGAGTTTTTTCTACTGTTATTATTTCTAAATTTTGTACAGTTCCCACTTGAGTATACTCTGGAATGAATCCAGTAGTGTTAGGTATTATATTTAATTCTATTATTTCATTCTTACCTCGTATCACTGAATACCCTAAATTCTGAGATATTCCTATCAAAGAAGTTCTATTCTGTGCATAAGTAATATAATTCTCTCGTCTAGCTATAGTAACTAGATAAGATATAAACGAAGCAAAAGCGGATAATAGTCTTATTAATAATCTTCCTGTAGAAGATTCATAGAAGTCTTTCCACTTCTGAGATTGTGCTTGACTATTATAATATTCAGTCAAACTATCAAATATTTGAGAAAAAGATAATGAATCTAATTTAATAACCATTTTATATATCTAACCCCTAACTGTTTCTATAACTGAGAATCTTTCAGTAAACCCTTTTATCTTAAAATAAATAAAAGCTTTATAAGCGTTATTGTCTATATCTGTAACAACCTTGGACATGTTCATATCTAATAATACTCTATCATCCCAAAAAGTTATATTATTAACTATATCCTGAAAAAGTATTATAGCATTCGTATCATCTATGATATCAAAAAGATAATCGTCCCTTTCAAATCCAAAATCTGGAAGATATAATACTTCTGTCTTTCTAGTTTTTATTATACTACTAATACTCTGAATTACAGAATCTAGGTCTATAACTTCAGGTCTTTTATAAGAGTCATTAGTATTTATATCAGAGTATAACATTTATCTTCTCTTTCATTAAACTTCTACATATAATATAAATCTATAGAGGAGGCGAAGTTGTACCACCTTGAGGGTCGCTATGCGTATGACTTTTTCCAGATTTACCACTAGAAATATTATCGTTAGCTGTAACAGTACCAACAACATTAACAACTCCGCCTATATTAACATCTCCTGATATATTAGTAGTGGTAGCTGTTATATTATATACAGTGGTTATTAAGTCGGTGGTTCCGTCGGGATTCATTCTCAGGATATTCCCAGAAGCTTGGAAAATATCTATTGTAGTATCTTGATGAATTTTAACATAGTTACCCGAAGGATGTAAAAATTCCCAAGTTTGTTTTTGTTTGTTGATTCTAAAGGTGGTTCCAGTAGGGTCAACAAACCCATAAGAATGAGGGTAGTCCTCATCAAAGGCAGTAGTTCTAGTTTCTAAAGAAGTAACCCCTCCTTTATAATATCCGAAATAGGGGTCTGAGGTAGGATATTCAACAGTTACTTTAGTTCCTATATCTGGTACTGAAAACATTCCAGAGTTAGTACTATTGCCTAAAAATGAAGAGGGTACCTGATTTATCCAAGGTAAGTCGTCGTCTGGAATATACTCAGACGTTCCTACAAATCCGTGATACTGAGGAACTCTAACTCTAACTCTACCTAATTTTAAAGGGTCATTATTGTCTGTTATAGTTCCCTCAAACGAAGATGTCTTTCTATTTTTATCTTTAAGCCATATAAGAGGTTTAGCTAACATACTAAATTATCTCC